AGGCAGCCTCCAGCGCAGCCTCAAGACCAAGATCCGTGTTTACGACAAGCCCACCCATGGGGCGGCAGTGGCGGTCGTCGGGTATGTCCGGGGAACGCTCCGCAAGAAGCGGGGCCAGTTCGTGATCAGCGGATCCGGCAGCCATGCCATCCTTGTCGAGCGTGGCACGAAGGCACGGAACAAGAGGGGCACAAAGGCGTTCTGCGGGTCTATGCCAGCAAACTACATGGCACGCCGGACGCTCGATGCCATGCGCGGCCAGATTCTGAATGCCGTGAAGGTTGAGCTGGCGACCGCACTGGAAAAGACCGCACAGGAGCTTGCCAAGTAATGCCATTTCCTGAGCAGTGGGTGAAAAGTGCGATTGAGGCGGCGGCCGGATGCCAGGTCTACCCGATGATTGCGACCGAGTCTGCGGCACTTCCGTACGTCGTTTACGGCCGGACCTCGACAGATCGCGGCCTGAGTTTGGCAGTGGTTTCGGGTGTCAGTATCACCCCGTCGGCTCAGTTCCAGATCGAGATTTACGCCGTGACGTACTTCTCGGCGAAGACGCTTGCCGACCAGGTCCGTCAGGCCATGCACAACTTCACCGGCACGGCAAGCGGCGTGACAATTCGCTCGAGCCTGCTGACCGAGGAACGCGACGGCGATCCGGTGTTTTTCGACGGCCAGGACAAGCCAACATTCTCGGTCGAGCAGACATACCAAATCCGTTGGGAGGAGTGACAATGAGCAGTATTGCCGACTCGCAGGGAACAACGTTCACGTTCAACGCCGTCGAGTTCACCGCACGAAACGTCAAGGTCAAGCGGTCGCGGCCGACGATCGACGTGACCTCGCTCAGTGCCGCGGCAGGCTCAACCCGCCTGCTGCAATCGGCACCGTTGGCAGACGGAGACGTCATCACCTGCGAATACTGGGGCACGACAGCCCCGCCACGTGGCGCGTCGCACGCGATCGCCTGTCAGAAACTAGGGATCAGCGGCAATGCGTTTTGCGAAGAGTTCGAGCTGACCGCCCAGGTCGGCGAGCTCATCGTCGGCACGGCCTCGTTCAAGCTCACGGGCTGATAGCTCGGGAGGTGAGCGATGCCCGGATCCATTCCTGACAGCCAAGGCGCTACGCTGTCGTTCAACGGCGTGTTTCTGGGGTACGTGCAGAACGTGACGCCGTCGTTTAGTGCGGGCACCGTTTATGACATGACCGGCAAGCGGTCGCCAGTGCTGGGCACCGGCAGTAATGCACGGATCCGTAAACAAGTGACCTGCACCAGCGTCGAGCCGGGCACGTTCAGTTGCAAGTTCTGGGGGTCGCCACCGCTGACAATCGACCAGGTCGGCCAAACGGGCACGCTGTCGTTTGTCGGCGGTGGTAGCTCGATGTCGATGCAAGCGTTCTTGGCTGAATTGCAATCCGAGCACGCGGTCGGGCAACCGGCCCAGTGGTCTGCAACGTTTTCCTTTACAGGGTTCTGACATGACATTGTCTGCTGACGAGCTGCTGTCGCTCGACGACCTCCGACCGCCAACACTGCTACACGTCAAAGCGTGGGGCAAGGACGTCTACCTGCTCGACCCGACGGCCGACATGCGGGATGAGTGGGAGATTTACTGCTCTGCGAACCAAGGCAAAAAGGCATCGTGGCGGGCCAAGATGGCAAGTCTGCTCCTGTGCGATGAATCCGGCAAACGGCTGTTCGCCAGCGATGCCGACGTCGCCAAGCTCGGCAAGAAGGGCGCCCGGGCGCTCCACGAGATTTGGATGGCTGGCACCAAACTTCTGATGATCAGCGACGAGGAGATCGAGGAACTGGAAAAAAACTGAGAAGCCGGCCGGATGAGGTGTTTCTCTACCGGCTGGCAATCGAGCTCGGGATCTGGGACGTGGAGGCGTGGAAAAAGAAGCTGACGGTTCGACAAATGAAGCTCTGGATGGCCGCCTGGCGTGTGTCGCCGTTCGGTGATGCGTGGCGGATGGCAGCCAGGTCGGCAATGGTGACGGCTGCGGCATTCGGTGCCAAGCCAGACCCAGACGCTGAGGAGCGGTTCCTACCGTCGTACCGAGAGAGGCCGCAGACACTGGATGACATTAGAGCAGAGCTGGCAAAGATTCCGGCGTTCGCAAAGCAGATGGAGACAAGCTGATGGCCTCGACAATCGGAAAAGTCTCCGCCGTCTTTTCTGCCTCGACGTCCGGGCTCAAGGCTGGCATCTCTGACGCATCGGCATCATTCAAGAAGCTGGCGAGCGACGTGTCTGGCCTGCGATCTGGCATGCAGCTTCTGAACGCAACACAGGGCGCGATGCTGTTTGGGCAGATTGCGTCTGCTGCAACTCGCGCCGCCCAGTCGATGGCAGCGTTCGGCGGCCAGCAGGCTGGCGTGGTCGACGCCACCCGCAACCTGTCGACCCGCCTCGGCATGACATACGGCGAGTTCGCTGGGATCGCCTATGCGGCCGACCTAGCTGACGTGTCGATGGAGTCAGTCGGCAATGCCGCACAGAAGGCCGAGATTGCGTTTGCCAAGGCATCAGGCGGCTCCAAGGTCGCCACGGCTGCCTTCGGGTCGCTGGGCCTGTCTGTGCAGGATCTGGCCGGCATGAATCCGGCCCAGCGGTTCACAGCGATCGCAGCAGCCCTCCAGAACGTCCCCGACTCGGCCGAGCGTGCCCGCCTGGCGGTGGCGCTGTTCGGCAAGTCGGGCGCCCAGCTACTGCCGATGTTTGAGGGCGGGGCAGCAGGCATCGCCGAAGCGGCTGCCGAGGCCGAGCGGTTTGGGCTGACGCTGAATGCACAGCAGGCCACCGCAGTCGACAACATGGGAGACAGCTTTCAGAAAGCCGGCCAGGCCGTGGCCGGAATCACCCAGCAGGTCGTGGCCTATCTGGCCCCGGCCCTCGAGGCCATCACTACGACGTTCACCGACTTGATCGGCGGGATTGGTGGCGCGAACATCGGCCAGTTTATCGGCGAGGGCATCATCGCCGGGGCTGAGTTTTTTGCCACGATAGCCGACAGCATCATCGCCGGCCTCACGTCGGTCTTCGAGTTTGTGTCGTCCATAGGGGTCCAGTGGTCGTCTGTGTTCGACCTCGGCAACCGCGTGGCTGCGTTCCTGTCGGGTGTCGGCAACACCCTGAAGTTAATCTTCGGCGCGGCGGTCCTCGGGCTCACGGCACCGATCGCGGCACTACTCAAGGGTGCCGACTTTCTGGCGAAGAGTGTCGGTGTTGACCTAGGCGTCGACAACTTCATCAAGGGCGCAGACGCATTCAACAACTCGATCGCAGGCTCGATGACTGAGGCTGCCAACGCAGCCGGGAAGGACTTTAGCCGGGCCTTCGGTGAAAGCGCCCCGGCGCCAAAAGCACAGAAGGGGCCAGTGGCGACGTTGGTTGCTGACGCTGCCCAGGCAGCCCGCGACAACATGAAGGCCAAAGACCCGCCCACCGCACCGATAGTCAAGCCGCCGGCGGCCGAGCAGGTGTTTACGGGCACCTCGACCGAGGCCCTCAAGGCGACCGACAGCCGGTCGAAGGAAGGCATTGCCGAGATGTTCCGCCTCATGCGTGGCGGCGGCCAGGACGTGCAGGAGCGACAGCTCGAGGTGCTGGAGATGATTCGCGACGACCTGTCCGAAGGCGACATCGAGCAAAGCGTCATATTCGCTGGAGCGTGACCCATGGCCGTAGTTGCAACAGTCGAGATCGCCCGCGGCACCGGTGTTTCCGGCAAGTTCGGCGAGTCGTACGTCTTTACTCGGAAATGGATTATCCGGGTCGACTCGCCATCGACGCCGATGGACAGCATCCTGCGGGCGCCGGGCGTGACATTCGGCGACGCTCACCCAGAGCTCGCGAGCCACAAGTTGATGGAGTTCGACCTGGCCGAGGAGTCTGGCGACGGGATGGTCTGGTCGGTCACGGTGAAATACTACATCCCACCGGCCGAGCTCACGCCGGACGCTGCGACCGGCTTGCCAAAGGACTGCTGGAGCGCGTCGGCCGCTACGACGACCATCCCGGTGTTCAAGGACAAGGACGGAGCTCTGATCGTCAACAGCGCTAAGGATCCGATCGAAGGCGCCGAGCGCGAGTCGAGCGACTTCTCGATTGTGCTCACCAGGACATACGACGACCTGTCCTGGTCGTCGCAGGCGGCACAGT